ACTCCCCCATCTTCGTGATCTTCTCGTCCAATAATACACTCAGCTCCAAGTCGTCCAAGATGGTCATTAACTGCCCAGGGATCCAGGTTACCGCACTGAGCATAGGTGAGGAGTCCATATTTGGCTGCGAAACGAAAAGTCATGAAGTCAGGTGACTGCCACAGTAGACAATTAATGTTATTGTCTACTGTGGGCAGTGGCAGTGGGACCTATATAGTGGGAGGCCTCGGCGTTAAGCGAGCCTATCCCCGTTAAGTCCGGGCGGATTTACTATTTAAGCCCGCCCTATCCCCGCTTTTACCCTACCCAACCTACCATGCCAGAACAAAATGCCTTACCGAAAAAGCTATCGAAGAAGCGCACCCCGCACAACCCGGCGTACAAGCCGCCGTCGTTACCCCGCAAAGAAGAGCTATTCCCGTCCGACGAAGAGGATGGTACTCAAAAAGACCAGCCGCAAGAGGATACTCAACATCACCAGTCGCAAGAAGATGAACAGCATGATGCCTTGGCAAGTCAACTACAACAACAGCAGCAATGCATCGGGAGCATCCACCTTTCCGGGCAACCAAAGGGTGACCGCTTTGTGGTGTGCAACTGCGATGGACCGCGCCGATCCGAGTAATACCGAGAACCCTATTGGGATTAGGACCTCCTCAACAATATTCATGCGCGGCATAAAAGAACGAGTCATATTCCGCGCCAACACCGGAACGGGTTGGAAGTGGAGACGGGTCGTATTCGCTACGAAGGCCCTTCGCGATCAAATTCCCGGTTTGGTTAGCGACATTGAAACTTCTGCCGGTTGGTCTCGCGCCGTCGTGAACTTGTCAGGCGATTCAGCTGCGCCCGTCCGAAATCAGCTAGAAGGTTTCCTCTTTGAGGGTTCCGGAGGACAAGACTGGTGGAGCGTTTACACCGCCAAGATTGACCGGAAACGTGTCAACCTCCTATACGACAGGACACGGATGTTGCAGTCACACAATGATGTGGCTCATTATCACAGCCATAACCAATGGATTCCGATCAACAAAAATCTGGTGTATGACGATGCAGAAGTGGGTAGCGATGAGTCATCACTCAGGTATAGTGTAACGTCAAGAATGGGTTTCGGGGATGTCTATGTGTTGGATTTGTTTGAGTGCGCCTCGGGTAATGCTGCAGACTTGCTGCAGTTTGAGCCCCAGGCTACTAGCTATTGGCACGAAAAATAGGGGAATCTATGTGAACTATGTCGCAGTTTCCCACCAACCAATCAACGTCTGCACCCTTATCAGCCAACGGCGATGAGTTGCAGCAGTATATAGCCGGCCTCCCCCAATGAATCAATTTCTTTCCCTTGTACTTGTCTGTGGCGTAGAACTGAGTCTGTGCACCCAACCAAAACTTGTAAGAATGAAAAAACTCTAAGCCACCCTGCATATCGTCGAAAACGGCATAGTCGACGTCCTCAAGTGATTCATCAAGGCAGAAAAGACCGCCAAAGTAAGCGTGGTTGCCTAGCGACCTAGCCCATAAGGTTTTGCCTAATCGGGTATCACCGACCAGGATCAGCGATCTAGGTCTTCCTAATAGAAGTCAGCCTATACTATGACAGCGGGCACGGCCCCCAATTCCGTGTCGGGGCCATTGTCTGAGCGAAGCGAGTGGCCCGACTGGGGGCCGTGAGTAAGAACACTACGTATAACCCCAAGCCAGACTATGACAGGTGGGCCCCCCCGAGCCTGCGAGGGAGGGGATGCTTACCAACAACAGATCCCGCCAAATTTCGTTGTACCCAGTGGCCCAACTCTGGAAACTGGTCCGTGCTGAAAGAAATCCCTGGGGGACTGACGTACGGATCGAGAGCTGGTCGATATCTCCAGTCGGCGTAAGCTCGTAAAGATCCGAATGAGCAGCAAAGTGCCCTAGGATCCAATTCCGCGACAAGAGCAAAAAACTCTTCTCGAGACTCTGCCAGGACAACTCTAGCCCACTTCGAGCTAGCCTCAGATACTGCAGCTCGGCCGATTGGCTGTTCGAGCCCTCCTGCAACCACATCGCCATCTTTTGTCGCATACGCCCAACCCTTCTCCGGTGTGCTGTAGCCAGCGACAACATTTGGGTGCCGTCCCGCCACATCGAATACACGGACATTTCGTGACTCAAACCGCCGTTCGAACATGAAGAAAGCATGGAGATGAACTCCTCCATCATCGTGATCTTCTCGTCCAATAATACACTCAGCTCCAAGTCGTCCAAGATGGTCGTTAACTGCCCAGGGATCCAGGTTACCGCACTGAGCATAGGTGAGGAGGCCATACTTGGCTGCGAAACGAAAAGTCATGAAGTCAGGTGACTGCCACAGTAGACAATTTAATGTTATTGTCTACTGTGGGCAGTGGCAGTGGGAGCTCATATAGTGGGAGGCCTCGGCGTTAAGCGAGCCTATCCCCGTTAAGTCCGGCGGATTTACTATTTAAGCCCGCCCAAATCCCGCTTTTACCCTACCCAACCTACCATGTCACAGCAAAATGCCTTACCGAAAAAGCTACCGAAGAAGCGCACCCCGCACAACCCGGCGTACAAGCCGCCGTCGTTACCCCGTAAAGAAGAGCTATTCCCGTCCGACGAAGAGGATGGTAGCCAAAAAGACCTCCCGAAAGAGGATTCTCAACATCACGAGCCGCAAAAAGATGAACAGCATGATGCCGTGGCAAGTGAACTACAACAACACCAGCAATGCTGCGGGAGCATCCACCTTCCCAGGCAATCAACGAACGACCAGTTTGTGGTGTGCAACTGCGATGGATAGGGCCGACCTAGGTAACACCGAGAACGCCATAGCGGTCAGGTCATCCTCAACAATTTTCATGCGTGGCATAAAAGAACGAGTCATATTCCGCGCCAATACCGGAACGGGATGGAAGTGGAGACGTATCGTATTCGTCACGAAGGCCTTGTACGATTTTATTCCCAACTTGGTTAGCGACATTGAAACCAGTTCTGGTTGGTCGCGAGCCATGGTCAACTTGTCAGGCGATTCAGCTACGCCCGTCCGAAATCAGCTAGAAGGTTTTCTTTTCGAGGGCTCCGGTGGTCAGGATTGGTGGAGTCCCTTCACCGCTAAGGTTGACCGGAAACGTGTCACCCTCCTATACGACAAAACTCGTATGTTGCAATCAGGCAACGATGTGGCGCATTATCACAGCCACAAGCAATGGATCCCCATCAACAAAAATCTCGTCTATGACGACGCGGAAGTCGGCAGTGATGAGTCATCCTTCAAGTATAGCGTCACTTCTAAGATGGGTTTCGGGGATGTTTACATATTGGATTTGTTTGAGTGTGCCTCGGGTAATTCTGCAGATTTGCTGCAGTTTGAACCCCAGGCTACTACGTATTGGCACGAAAGATAGGGGAATCTATGTGTACTATGTCACAGTTCCCCACCAACCAATCAACGTCTGCACCCTTATCAGCCAACGGCGATGAGTTGCAGCAGTATATAGCCGGCCTCCCCCAATGAATCAATTTCTTGCCCTTGTACTTGTCCGTGGCGTAAAACTGAGTCTGTGCACCCAACCAAAACTTGTAAGAATGAAAAAACTCTAAGCCACCCTGCATATCGTCGAAAACGGCATAGTCGACGTCCTCAAGTGACTCATCAAGGCAGAAAAGACCGCCAAAGTAAGCATGGTTGCCTAGCGACCTTGCCCATAAGGTTTTGCCTAATCGAGTATCACCGACTAGGATCAGTGATCTAGGTCTTCCTAAAAGGAGTTAGCTTAAACTATGACAGCGGGCACGGCCCCCAATTCGGTGTCGGGACCATTGTCTGAGCGAAGCGAGTGGTCCGACTGGGGGCCGTGCGTAAGAACATTACGTATAACCCCTAGCCAAACTATGATAGGTGGGCCCCCCCGAGCCTGCGAGGGAGGGGATGCTTACCAACAACAGATCCTGCCAAATTTCGTTGTACCCAGTGGCCCAACTCTGGAAACTGGTCCGTGCTGAAAGAAATCCCTGGGGGACTGACGTACGGATCGAGAGCTGGTCGATATCTCCAGTCGGCGTAAGCTCGTA